GGAGATGGAAATTTAAGTACTAGTAATACTGGAGCACATTCTCATAACGTGAGTGCTAGTGGTAGTGCTGCCACATCTTCTGATGGTATTCATAACCACAACTTTACAACTGGTAGTGCAGGAGCTCACCAGCATAGATGGGGTACTGATGATTCATTGGGTTCTGAAGGTGGTCTAACAAACCCAGATGCTTGGGGTGGTACAGATTGGAAAGGATGGACAGAATCAGCAGGAGCTCATACACATAACGGTGGAACTTCTGCAAGTCAATCTCATGCTCACAACTTCTCTGTTGGTGTGAGTGGAAGCACTAGTAACACAGGTAACCATGCACATAATGTTACTGGTAATACAAGTAATGCTGGTGATCATAGTCATGGATTTAATGCTAATGTAAATGAGAGTACAACTGGAGATCATACTCATAATGTTAATGTAACTCTTGCTGCTCAATCAGATCACAATCACGTGATTGAAGTTGGTGATGCTGGAGTTTCAGGAACTGATAAAAACTTACCACCATATTATGCTCTCTGTTATATTATGAAAGATTAGTGTTTTGTAACCTCATAAATAGTACAGACATTATTTCTATTTGATAAACATGGATCCATCAAATTTGAGAACTGAATTTACTAAGCAAATTAAAGAAGCAGATTCAAAAATTGTAGCAGCAGAAAATACTTTGAAGCAACTGCAAGAATATAAGATCAAATTGTTAGGTGGTATGGAAACTTTAGATCTTTTAGATCCTCAAGATAAGACTCCACCAGCACCTCCAGCACCTCCAGCTGAATAAATAAAATTACATTAGGTAAGTAAATGGCAGCGATCCCCTTAAATCTATTACTGGAAAAAGGAACGGATTTTGATGCCACCTTTAATATCCAAAATGAAGATAACACAACACCTCTTAACCTGACTGGTTATACAGCAGCTGCTAAGATGAAACGTAGTTATTATTCAACAACTTCAACAGATTTTATTGTTGATTTTGTTGATCGTTATAATGGTATATTAAAAATTAGTTTAACTAATACCAGTACTTCTGCATTAGATTCAAGACGGTATGTATATGATATTGTTTTGACATCTCCACAGAATATTAAAACAAGAGTTATTGAAGGTACTCTTGAAGTAACTCCTGGGGTTACATAATGCCAAAGTATAATGTATCAGTAAAATCTTCTAATTATCAGGTTCTTTCAGAACCTCAGAAGAAGTACAATGTTGGGGTTAACTATGAGATCCCCAGTAAGTATCTTCAATATGGTAATGAAATACTCAACACTTCTAGTTGGGTATTTAATGGAACCAATACTGGATTTCCTTTGGTTGATCCAGATGGAGATCCATATACACCTATTAATGATCAACAATTAATTGTTTGTATTAATGGTTTGGTTCAAGTTCCTGGTATTGATTATACAGTTAGTGGAACTGATATAATTTTTACTACTTCTCCTACTTCCACAGATACTGTGTATGTGGTAGGACTTGCTACTACTGCTGACCTCACAAGAACAATTAACTTTGTTGTTGATGCTGGTTCCGCACCTATGTCATCTGGTATTAAGGGTGATATGACATTAGATGTCACAGGTAAGATTATTGCTTGGACTATTATAGCTGATCAGGATGGTCAGGTTCAATTTGATATTCATAAATCAGATTATTCTAACTTCCCTAATTTCACTTCTATTTGTGGTAATGAAAGACCACAGTTAGGTGATATTACATCAGGGGTAGAAGGCAGAATAAATAAAAATACAACTATTTCAACGTGGAGTCCGAATCTTAATTCGGGAGACATTCTACAGTTTGAGATTGTGTATGCACTAAATATACAGAGGTGCGTAGTCTCATTGAAGCTCGCACTCTAATACATTATAAATAAGTTCATATAGGAAGAAACACGAGGAGTTAACTTAAATGGCACTGCTAGTTACCGACCAGGGTGAGATTGATTCACTCCGCACTTTATTAAATGCAACGCACAAGATACCAAGAAACTTGGTATTGAAACTGTACACAAGTAACACCACTCCAGCTGAGTCGGATGTTCCTTCTGCTACAAATTATTTTGAACCATACAACGCAAGTAATGCGAGTGGATATGGATCTGCACCTACTACTGGATACCCACTAGTTGAGAATAATAGAACTGAGGAAGATCAGAACTATGACGAACAGTATGGTATTCTTTTAAACGGTAACCGTTGGGCAATTAAAACAGAAGTAAATCCTGTTGCAAGTGGTATCGCTGTTACTGGTACTTCAGGTACATATGCTATTACAGTTGATAATGCTGCTGACATTAAGAAAGGAGACTATGCCGAAGGTGCTGGTATTCCTACAAACACATATGTCGTTGACATTCAAGGTTTAAACATAGAACTCAGTCAGCAATTAACTGCTGATATGACTGCTGTTGCATCAAACTTTGGTAGAGGACGTTCTACCGCTTCCTATCCTGAAAAAGTTTTCACATTTGAATCTGCTGCTGGTGATGTGTATGGTTATTACCTAGCACGTGCTAACAATATGCCTGTAACAGTACAGGGTGTTATTGATGCTGGTGGTGTTACTGCTGGTACTCAAATTGATAAGACTGGTTGTAAGGGAGTTATCGGTTACGATTATATCAACCTTCTTAATGTTAATGTAACTCCAAACTTTGTTTCTGGTACTGCTGGTAACTATGAGTTTACAGTTGACGATGCTGCTAATATTGCTGCTGGTCAGCGTGTGGAAGGTACAGGTATTGATGCTCAGACAAGAGTAGTTGGTACGCAAGGAACAACAGTTTATGTTGATAAAGCACTTACAGGTGCTGCTTCAGGTGTTGTTACATTTAAAGTTAATGTTGCTGAGAATCTAACTCCAGGAATGGCAGTTTCTCAGACAGCGACTCCAAATGGTATTGCTGCTGGTACAGTAATTACTGGTATTGACTTTGAGACAGTAAGTGGTGAGATTGGACCTCGTGTTTATCTAAGCAATGTTTTAGTTGATAACATTCAGGTATCTAACAGTAATGATACTGTTAAGTTTGATTTCTCTAAAGTTACTGCTACAGCACATGCTTTGAATGCAGGTGATGTTATTTACATTGCTCAAGGTACTTCAAGCACAATCCCTGCTGCTCATTACACAGTATTTGAGACACCTGATGCTAATACATTCACCACAACTCCAGCACTTTCTGGAACAGGTGATGCAACATTGTATCCAAGTATCTTCTTCGCAGAAAGATTTACAAATGGTCCTTATGCCATTCAGAACAACGGTGACCAAATTAAGGTTACTCTAAATGTCAGCCTAGACTGATTATACATAGGATATACCCAGTCTATATTCTTTACTTTGTGGGGGTTGCAGTTTGCGACCCCTTTTTTATTGGTCACTAGGTTTATATGTTCTATACTTACGAGTCAGGAGGAAGAGTCTCAAGACCTGTATTTGACTACAGGACTGAGGTTTTGTCTGGCTCGTTTGCTGCTAGAGGTTTAGAAAGCTTTAATTTTAATCAAGGTCCAGCAGTACCACTCAGTGATATTAGTGGTACTCTTGCACATCATGCAGATCGTAGTATATACAATACTCAAAGCTACAGATCAGGACTAGGAATATTAAATGGTGCTCAGACATCACAACAAGATGTACCACCAGGATGGGTGGGACATCAAGCAGGTCCGACATATACATGGACAACTGATGAACTTGGTGGTAACACTGATGCCAATCGCATATTAGGTCCAGCACCAAGTAGAATATTATTCTTCAACAATGCTGAAGAAACTAAGTCATATAGTTATCATCCAGCAATTATTGATCTGTATACCGAAGTTGACTTTGGATCAATAACTGCTAATGCCACAAGTACAAGTAATAATGGTCAGGTTGCAGACCTTAATGCAACACAGGTTGAATATGGACGCATCATTCATGTTGGCAATCTAGAATCCTTTGGATTTAGTAAGACACTTGATGCTGCCTCATGGAAGGCATGTAGTGCATGGGTTGGTGAAGGAAGTCTTATATCATTTGGTAAGCAGACATCTCCTGCTGTATATGGTGCGATCACTGATGGTAAGGTCCGACTTAGTGGTACTGCGGATGTTGATTATTCTCCTGCCCTTGACGGCAGGGGAATCCTTCCGCTACAGGGAGATTCTATTATTGGAATTACTGCTGCCTTTGCTGGTAGTGGAATTCTTAGGAAATTTACTGGTACATCATATTCCATTACCGTTAATCCAGACGAGAAGCAGATACTGTTCTCGTTCACGAATGGAGTTGATGAAAAACATACAGAACACTACTATGGTTCTGGATCCTTTAAGAACTTCTCTAATTTAACAGAAGAGAAAGTCTTTGCATGGAGTGGATCTGGTACTATTAAGTTAGTAAGTAAGAAACCAGTATACTACACC